GAGATGGGCGGTGGTAGCGGTCTCAAGTATGCTGCCACTACTATCATATACCTATCTAAATCTCAAGAAAAAGAAGGCACAGAAAGAGTCGGAAATATTATCAAGGCAAAGGTTGCTAAGTCGCGTATAAGCAAAGAGAACGAACAGATTGCTACACGTCTATACTATGATGAGCGTGGTCTAGATAAGTATTATGGTCTTGTTGACCTTGCTGAGAAAGGCGGTATTTGGAAGAAAGTCTCAACTCGTTATGAAGTTGATGGTAAAAAAATATATGCCTCTGAGATATACAAAAATCCTGAGAAATATTTCACACAAGAAGTATTAGAAAAAATTGACACTGTTGCAAAACAAACTTTTAGTTATGGGGAAAAATAAAAGTGTCTCAATTTATTAGACTCTATAAAAATGTTCTTCCTCCTCCATTATGTTCTAATATAATTGACACTTATGAAAAGTTATGGAGAGAACAGGAAGAAGAAATAAAACAAATGAGTCTCTGCTACAATGAAAGTGGTCTAAAACTTTGTGGTGCTTGCGATTGTCAAAGACTTGATATTATGCAACATGATGAAATGAAAGATCATTTCTATCAAGTTGTTCATAGATTTCAGTATCTAGTATCACAATATAAGAGAGATGTTATTGCTGATGATTGTCAGTTTCCCTCAACATACAAGTATGAAAATTTTAGAGTAAAAAGATTTTTACGCAGTGGAAATCAACAACACGATACTCATGTTGATGTGACTAATGCTGATAGTGCAAAAAGATTTTTAGCATTCGTATGTTATTTGAATGATGATTTTGATGGAGGTGAAACTATTTTTCCACAGTATGATTATCAAAGTAAAGTATCAACTGGATCAGTTCTTGTATTCCCTGTTGCATGGAATTATCTACACAGAGGAAAACCTCTTACAAATGGATATGCAAAATATATGTTAGGAACTTTTCTTCAGTATGAACAAAGACAAGAAATGAATCGAATTGGAGATAAGACAATGGGACTTGACAACACAAACATCTGACAATACAATGAAACAATATGGAAACGGAAAGAGTACCACTAACAATTCTGAGTAATTTACTTTACGATGAAGTATATGCTCGCAAGGTCCTCCCATTTATTCGTGATGAATATTTTGAAGAGAGAACTGATCGTGTAGTATTTCAACAAATTGCAGAATATATCAAATCATACGATGGACTTCCAACTAAAGAAGTTCTCCATATCGAGGCAGAGAAACGTGATGACCTTACACAAGATGAATTTTCTTTAGTTGAAAACTTGATTGATGCCTTGCAAGAGTCAACATCTGAAAGAGTATGGGCACAAGATACAACAGAGTCATGGTGTAAAGAGAGAGCGATATATCTTGCATTGATGAAGAGTATACAGATTGCTGATGGTCAAGATGAAAAACATAGTAATGATGCTATACCAGAAATACTGAAAGATGCTCTAGCAGTAGGATTTGATCAGCATGTAGGGCATGATTACATCGATGATTCAGAAGGAAGATATGAATACTATCATAGAAAAGAAAATAAGATAGAGTTTGACCTTGAAATGTTCAATAAAATTACAGCAGGTGGTGTATCTAATAAGACTTTGAATATTGCACTTGCAGGAACAGGTGTTGGTAAGTCTTTGTTCATGTGTCACTATGCTTCTAGTGTTTTACTACAAGGTAAGAATGTTTTATATGTTACTTGTGAGATGGCAGAGGAAAAGATTGCAGAAAGAATTGATGCCAACTTATTGAATACAAATATCAAGGAAGTTTCAGAGTTGCCAAAAACTATATTTGAAAAAAAGGTAAACAAACTCAGAGAAAAAACTCAAGGTAAGTTGATTATCAAAGAGTATCCTACTGCATCTGCACATGTAGGACACTTTAGATCATTGTTGAGTGAACTGAAACTCAAGAAAAATTTTATACCTGATATTATTTTTATTGATTATCTAAACATTTGTGCATCATCAAGATATAGAACTGCTGTCAATGTAAACTCATACAATTATGTGAAAGCGATTGCAGAAGAACTTCGTGGTCTTGCTGTAGAATTTGATGTACCAATTTTTTCTGCAACTCAGACTACAAGAAGTGGTTTTACTAGTACTGATCCTGATCTTACAGATACATCAGAATCATTCGGTCTTCCTGCCACTGCTGATCTTATGATTGCACTCATTAGCAGTGATGAACTAGAGGAACTTGGACAAATAATGGTCAAGCAATTGAAGAATAGATATAATGATCCCACATACAACAAAAGATTTGTTGTTGGTATTGACAGACCGAAGATGAGGTTGTATGATTGTGAACAAGAAGCACAAGATGATATCTTGGACACAAGTGTAGATACACCTATTCCTGCGAAAGTTTCAAAAGCAAGTTTTAATGACTGGAAATTCTAAACAAGATGATTTACTACACTGTCAATATTGGAAACTATATTGAAGATCTGCATGCACCACCATGGGTGCATGTAATCACAGAAGTAGAAGAATCTACAGGAGACAAGGTACGCGATAGTAGGATACCTAAAATTAAGTGTCCATTCTCAGGACCCTCTGTCTATATTGATGCCAGTAGAGTTCATCTGGTCGATCAAAAATTTAGAGATCTTTCAGAAAAAATTTTTGAGGAACATGATTTATTTGTATTACATCATCCACATCAACATACTTATCTTGAGGAATGTGCTGAGTACGTATATCATGGTTGGGTAAGCGAAGAAGATATATTTTCTTTTACTGAACATGTAAAAGGAAAGTATAATTTTGGAAAACACTTTCAGTCAATGGGAACAGTTATTTGGCGTAGAGATCAAGATGATTTCAATGAAAGATGGTGGGAACTTTACATGCTCTGTGGTGTGAGAGATCAACTTTCAATGGCAGTTGCTTTGCCTTCTGAATATGGATCTGCTCCCTGTCGAGATTTTGTAAATCAATTTTCTGATGCTGAACCTGATGGTGTATGGTGGCAAACTAAATCTGGTTCCTATCAATATTGTGATAAAAAAGATCCTGACGATTTTGTCAATAGATTATCTCAGGCGACAGGATTAAAAAAATCTTTTAGATATCGTGCTGCTATATTCAATCCAAAAGATGCACTAGGCACAAAAACTGGAGACCTTATTCTCGGTTATCGTGGTAAGTATTGGCCTAAAGATTATTACAGACTAAATGTACTTAGTGGGAGGAGAAATCATTGATCATTTATACTTGCATCACTAATGGGTATGATGAAATACCTGATCATTATTACGACCCAGACGTTCAGTATGTTTGTCTTACTGATGGCACTATAGAAAAGAAAGGACCTTGGGAGTTTAGAGATATTTTATTTGAACACGAAGATCCTGTAAGATTATCAACGCATCCAAAACAAAATCCACACGTTTATTTTCCTATGGGATCAAAAACAGTTTGGATTGACGGGTGTTATCGTATGACAAAAGAATTTGTTGAGCGTTCTAAACAGAATCTTGACAATCATGATTTTACAATCATGAGACATCCAAATAGATATTCATATATGGATGAGGTATTGGAAGGATTCATGACATCAATGGATACATGGGATGATGAAATTTTTATTACTCAAACTCTAAAGGATATTGGATATAATTTCAAAGATTATATCTCACCAGTGTGTGCTTCTATATGGCGAGTGATCACAGAAGATCTTGTCAAATTTGATGAGTTGTGGTTGAAGTATTCTTTGATTGGTCCTAATAGAGATCAACTTGCTTTCGATGCTGCAAGACAACTAACGGGTATGAAGATGAATATATTAGAGAATGGATTTTTGGCAGATGAACGGGACGAAAATGGAGACAGACTTATCGGAACAATGGGAATATCATTCAAAAAAGTTGGTAGGAAAAAGTTGCATCCTTTAGTAGGTCATAACAAACAATATACGGAGCGTGACAAACTTCTTGCAGAACTAAAAAAAATTACAGGACTACATCCATTTTTCTATGCCAAGTATAATCATATGCCTATGGTTGATCGCCATGTAATTCGACCTCAACTTCCAAATTCTTGATTATATACACTTGCATTACTAATGGGTATGACGAAATCCCAGATCATTATTATGATCCAGACGTTCAATACGTCTGCTTCACTGATGGAACTGTAGAAAAGAAAGGACCATGGGAGTTCAGAGACATCTTAGTAGATCATAGTTGCCCTAGAAGAAAATCTTCTCATCCAAAGATCAATCCTCATTTGTATTTCCCTATTGGATCTCAGACAACATGGATTGACGGGTGTTATGTGATGACAAAGGAGTATGTTGAGCGTTCCAAAGAGAATCTCGACAACCATGATTTTACAATCATGAGACATCCAAGTAAATATTCATACTATGACGAGGTGCTTGAGGGTTTTATGGCATCAATGAATACTATGGATGAAGAAATTTTAATTACAAAAACAATTAAGGATATTGGATATAATTTCAGAGAATATATTTCACCGATACTAGGTTCTATGTGGCGAGTGGTCACGGAAGATCTCATAAAGTTCAATGAATTGTGGTGGAAGTATTCTTTGATCGGTCCTAATAGAGATCAAATTTCTTTTGATACTGCGAGACAACTTACGTCCATGAATATGAATATATTAGAAGATGGATGGATGAGTAAAGAAAATTGGAGACTTCCCGGAACAATGGGTATGGTGTTTGGAA